TCACCCTCCGTTCTTAGCCGCCGTCCACGCCTGGATGGCCTCATCGGCCAAGCCGACCCTCTCGCCTCCGGGCCATGGCAAATTGAATTCACGGCGCAAGGCGGCTTGGACGTCGTCAGGGACCAGGCACATCGTCTTTGTCGCCGTCAGTTGCCAGCCTGTGCTGGTGCGGGTGAAACGCTGCACCGGGCCGATAAATGTCTCGGCAAGACATCGGGCCTCGGCGGCGGAGTGGAATTTCTGGAAGGTCCACGCGGTCGGGGCGTCGTCCAGGTCTCCTCGATACAGCGCCAAGCGGCCGGAGTCATCCAGGCTACCACTGTGATAGTACTGTTTGAGATTGGCTTGGGCTGTATTGCGGCGGATGGCGGTCAGACGCTCGCGCGGCCGGCCGGAAATGTGAACGCGCCCGCCGGGACGGCACAGGGCGTTGAGGGTGATCATGACATCCCGCTCGGCGGTGACGCTGTCCACTGAGTTCAGGACCGAATCGCAAATCACCACATCCCATGGGCCGTGGGCCACCCAATCCCTGAGGGCATGGCGACACCAAGAGTGAGCTGTCTGCCGATCCAGGCGCGTGCCGTCGAGCGGGAAAAACTCCACCCAACAGACCGGATGACCCTGGTCGACCAGGGCGCGCGCATAATCCGCCTGTCCGGCGCCGAAGTCGATCAGGCGCTCGTCGCGGGTTAGGTGCGGGAGCACGTGGCTTTCATAGAGCTGTGAGCGGCAAACACGCTTGCCATGCTTGCGCAGACGGGGCCGCTGGCAGGCGGATTGACGCCAGGTCTCTCCGTGATCGGGAAAATGAAAAACACCGTAGTCGCGATGTAGCCAGCGCGCGGCATAGTCCGGGACCCGGATGGTGCGACAAGGAATCCCCATCACGGCGCAGGTTAGGGCGTAGTTTATGCCGTCCACCACCCGGCCATCTCGGGTGGCGACGGCACAGCCCCAGGGCCCATACCGGCAGATCAGGTCACCGATGGTGGCTCGCGTGACGGCGTCCGGACCCCGGAAAGACCCGGCGATTTGGTCAGCCGGGACATCGACGAAAACCCCCATGCGGTCATCCGCCGGCACCGTGGCCCACAAGCCCGCGACATCTTCTGTGAGGTTGTGGAGCTGATTAAAGCGGACCTCATCCGTGGTCGTGAGTCCGGCTGCGAAGTAGACCGGGCCGAGTGTGCGACCGAGCGTATTGAGCTGTCGAAGCCGCTGGTGCCCGGCGATGACCGTGCCAGTGTCGCGGGCGATGATCGGTTTGACGACGCCGATGCGGCGGATGGACTGGCGTAGCGAAGCACAGGCCCGCGCGTCGATGACGCGGGGATTGTAGGGGGCCGGCCGCAACAGGCGAAGGGGATATCTAGCCCTGAACATCGAGCACCCCCCTTACGAACCCATGCGGAATGCCTTTCTCTTCAATCCAGGCTTCAAGTCTTGCCTGCAGGCGTTCCGCTTCATCGTCGGTCATGGGTACCCGGTATTTACCGATGCGCAGCTTGGCAATCGGTGTGCGAGGGGTGCGCTGAGTGTCCGCCATCGCGGATTACTCCCTGTCCGGCGCTCCCGGGCGCTCGGGCGGGGGGCTCGGTGGAGGCGACGGAGTCGCGGCCCTCATGGTGTTGAGTGCCCCGCATCGGGGGCATTTGATGGCGATTAAACCGCCATTGAAGCCTTTGATTTCCGCGAGCTTTTTGCTGCATTGCACGCAACGGATAGACTCTCCCGTCATTACAGGTCCCAAGTCAACCCCTCGCGCCGGCGCGAGGGCGGGCCGCGTTCCTGACGGCCGCATGGACGTGGGGGAGGTTTCGTCTCCCGGTTCGGGGTGTTGGCGCACCCCGGCCCCCGCCGGTCGACCGGCGGGGGCGTCGCTCAATCACACCGCCCATTTGGTTCGCAGATAGGCGATGATGTTGCCGCGCAATGCAGTGTCTGCTGTCAAATCAACGTCATAAAACAGAATTTCCGGGAAATGCCCGTTGAATTCATGAGAGTTCCGGTCTCTTCCAAACCTATCGAAAGTCGGCAACGCGCCCGTCGCCGCTAAAATGAACACGTCTTGCTGCCCCCACCAAGGGGCTCTCTCTGTGCTGTTGGCAGTACCAACATACCCAGATAGTGAATAAACACTCGCATTCCTTACTTCGGCCCAACTCGCCGACCACGTGCAGTATCCTGATCCCCCTTGTGTGTAATCATTTCCGGCATATTCGTATGTAGAAGATGAACACAAGGCCATGAAGTTTTTATTACCAGATGACAATGGCGGCGTTGGTGTTGTCCCCCAGTACAAAGGCGTCGCAAAAGCCTTAAATCTTGGCATTGTGCCGCTGGTTATCTGCGAATAGTTCGTGTAGTCAAAATTTAGCCCTAGAGCGCCCACAGAGTGGGCCCCGTACAGGGTCATGACGACACCGCCCACGGTATCGGTCCAGGTGCCCGCGTCGAGGTCCAGCCCCTCCTCGACGGACCATCGCGCCACGAGCCCCTCTGTAGGCAGTGGCGGCCGGGGGCCGGCCGCCGCAGCTACCCGCATCGCGCCGCCGCCGATCATGCCGCCCACCCGCCGGCATGGGCGGCCAGCAGGCCGGCGGTGCCGTGCATCAGCACCACCACGTCCCGGGCGCCGGCCCCGGTTTGCCAGGGAGCCGGGATGTCGTAGGGCCAGCGCGCCGCCTTACCGCTGCTGTCCTGGAGGGTCGGGGTTCGCCCGCCCGTGGCGTCCTGGATCAGATGGAGCGTCACCGTATACCCCCGTCCGGCGGGCGGATCCGGCAGGGTCACGACGGTATCGGCGGTCAGGGTCAGGTGCTGCACCTCGCCCTCGGTCAGGGCCAGCGTGACGGCGGCGTCGGCCTCGCCGTGATCGGTCTCGGTGTAGCTGGCCTGGGTGTAGTGGACACGAGATGGCAGGGACAGGACCGCGTCGGCAAAGGTCAGCGCCGCCGACGTCTCGAAGCGCCGCGCCCCCACATTCCAATATCCGATCCCGCCCCGCGTGGGGCTATCCTCGCGGGTGGCGACGGCCTGTTCGTCGCCGGCTTCGCCCAGCACCACGGTGTCATCCGACTCGCGGAACGTCAGTCGGTAGGCGGTCAGGGTGCCGCGCGCGATCTCTAGGCCGGCGGCGTCGGCGGTGACCCCGACGCCGACCTCGCCGTAGTTCAGGACCATCAAGTGGTCTGTGACCTGGACGGTCTGCGCTTCCACGGAAAAGGTATCGCCGGCCACGGTCAGATTGCCGCCGACGGTGACGTCGCCGGCGATATTGGCGGACACCAAGGCCACGTCGCCCAGGTTGTCCGGGATCTGGGATGCGATAATCTGGCCGTCCGCCCCCAGCGCCGCCACGCCGGACGCGGCACCGACAGCGGAGGCGGGGACGGCGCCCACGGCGGCGGCCGAGGGCAGCGGATGGACATGGTCGGCGCGGGCGGCAGCCGTGCCGGTGCCGACGGCGGCAGTCTCGGCCAGGGCGGCGGGGGCGGAGTCCGACAGGGGCGTATCTGGTGGGCCGGCGATGTTGCCGGCCGCTGTCCAGGTGCCATCGTCCTTGACCCACACCGTGCCGTGCTCGGCGCCGCCGGAGGCGTCCAAGGCCATGTCACCGTCGGTCCCCAATGCGGCGGAGGGCGTACCGACCACCGCCCACCATCGGCCGCCGATCTCGCCTTGGGGGCCCTGGTCGCCGGTCTCGCCTTGGGGGCCCTGGATGCCCCGGCGGCCGGACAGGCGGATGCGCCAGTCGCTGTACTCGCCACTGCCGGACACTCCATCCCCGGGTACAGTCACTTGCAGCGTGCCGGCGGCCGGGTCCGCCGCCGTCACTTGACCGACCATGGCGACGTCGGGGTCGGCCCCCGAATAGACCTCAACCCAACAGCCGGCGGTCAGCAGCGATCCACCGGTTATGGTCAGATCATGGACCCCGGCGCCGACCGTCAAGGCCGTGGCACTGCTGGCGGCATAGCTGGCGCCGATGCCCTGGACCGCCAGGGCGCCGGCGTAATGCAGACCCACATAGCGCGGCACCCGCTGATCGTTGACCACCACCGTTTCCCCGGGGCCGAAGTCCCGCAGAAAATCCGCCGTATCGAAGGTGTAATCACCCAAAGCGAACGTTGTCATGCCACCTCCTCAATGAAGCGGAATCCGCCGTTGACCCAATCCCGCTGGGCCAGTTCCGGCGAGGCCATTGACCGCATGCGGCATAACCCGGACCGACGATGCCGATGCACAGTTTCAGTAGGATCCCAACTCACGTACATCTGACCGGTCAGACCACGTCGGCCGATCGCGTCGTATTGGCGCATGGCTTCCATCTCCGGCAGGCCCTCGATGGCCACATCCATGGTGCGGGCGGTCGGTCGCTTGTCGGCGTCGGTGCGGCCGGACAATGTGGTGCCGATGTCTGACGGATCCTCCCACCCCCAGGAGGCGCCGAATTCCACGCTTACCGATGTTTGCCAGCCGACGCCCGTCCATAGGCGCGACAGCCAGATATGGCCATCGGGGTTGCCTTCATCGGCGATGTAAAAGTGTTCGTACCGCGCCAGTACCGGCTCGGCGGCCATGTCGTGCCAGGGCAAGCGATACTGCCGTCGTTCGCGATCCGGGATGCGGCCATGACCGAAAGCGGGATCGGCGCGCGGCAACAGCCATGGATTGGTCACCTGAGGGCTGTAATCCTGGTCCCCGCTGTCGTGCAGGCGTTCGGTGTCGTTAGGATCCTCGCTGACGGTCCGGCGCACCGCGCCCAGGGGGCGAATGTTGCTATTGATGATGGCCCCGAACCGCAGATCGGTGGCCGCGCCGTAATCGATGGTCAGGCGGGTCGCCTCCGGGTCCGTGCTGGCCGATTGAGCCCGGACCAGAAGGCGCGCATCCAACAGGTTGGCAAGGGGGCGCTCGGGGATCCAGGCACCGCCGGACAGGGTGGCCGGTGCACCCGTGCCGTGGGGATCGTCTATGCGGTTGTCCCAAACAATCAGCAGATTACGGCTGGTGTCCGTCTGATCGCCCATGGTCACCCCCACACCGTGAGTTCGGCCGCCGCGCGCTCCCGGCGCAGGCCCACCACCCAGGCGCGGGCCATCCCCAGGCGGGGCAGCGCCGACAGGTTGAGGCAGTCACCCAGATCCAACCCGCGCGCCGCGTCGCGGGTGACGGACAGGCGCCAGGCCCGGCGGGGCGCGGCGAACAAGGCTTCCAGGTTGGCGAGGCGCTCCTGGGCGGCGGCCTGGGTGGCCAGCACCGTTTGGCGCGCGACGGTCACATGGTTCGGCCATCGGGCCTGGACAGCGTCCAGGTCGAGGCCTTCCAGGCGATATTCATCGAGCACCAAATCGCGATAGGCGAGGCGCTCGGCGATATCGTCCGGATCGCGCAGACGGTCTGACGTCAGCGTGGTCCAGGCGCGGCGGTACTCCACCTCAATGCGGCCGGCCGGGACCTCGGCGCCGGTGCTGACCAGGCGCGGCACGGCGGTCAGGTCATCGTCGGTCAGGGTCGCGGCGGCGGTGGCTAACTCAGGCGGCGGCGTCAGGCGGAAGGCGGTGATCTGGCCGGTCGCGGTGTCGTGCCACCAGGCGCCGGTGGCGCCGACGATGGCATCCAGGACCTCGCCCACCGTGGCGTCGTCGGTCCCCGTCCAATACCCGGCTTCCCAGGCCGGCAGGGCATCGACCGCCGCCAGGATATCGGCCGACGCCATGCCGCCCGGACCTTCGAGAATTGCCCGGGCCAGGGCGCCGGCGCTGCTGTCGGCGTGAAAGCGGGCGCTGACCGTAGCCGCGCCCTCGGGCACGCCATAGGGGCGGATGATACCCAGGGCCGAACAGCCGGCCACCTCGCCGGGCGCCAACTCGGCGGCAAGCAAGGCGCCCAAATCCGCGTAATCGGTGCCATTCAGGGCCAGGATGGCGCCGCCGTCGGCGGCATGAGTCAGGGCGTCATAGGGGCCGATGCGCCACAGGTTGTCTGATGTATTGGCCTCGACAGGGGTTACCGCCTCGCAAACTCCCCAACCGGTGGGCACCGGCCGCCCGGCCAGGGACTCGCCGCCCTCGGCGCCCAACCCGCCGCCGGTGGATGTGCCGGCCAGGGTCTCCTCGGTGATTGGGCGGTCGCGTAACTCGGCCAGGCGGTTGGTCAGGATCAGATCCACGCCCGACCACCCCACGTCGGCGCGGTCGACGACGCCCATCATGACCGGCGTGAATTGGGACGTGGGCTTGCCGGCGGGGCCCTCCAACACCGTGATCGCGCGGCCAAAGGCCCAGTCGCGCAGATGGTCCCATTGCCCGCCGCGATTGGCGAGGGTGATCGCCGACACACCCGTATCGGCCGGGCTGGCGGGATCCAGATCCGTGCCCATGGACCGCGTCAGGATGGGCGGGGACTCCAGGTCATCCAGCCAGTCCACATTGCCCTCGTCGGCGCCAGCGGCATAGCCTCGGTCGCTAATGGTCAGGGTGGCCGCCTCGCCATCCCCGTCGAGGGCCTGGACGCGGATGCGGGTCTCGATCTCCCTCATCGGCGCCTCCCACCCACGGCGGCCCGGGCGGACAGGGCCGCGCGGTCGGTGCTGTCACGCAGATCACGGCGCAGGCCGCGCAGTTCGTCCACCAGGGCTTGGGTGAGGCCGCCGTCGGTGCGCCGCCCGGCGGAGGCTTCGGAATGGATGGCCTCGGCCACCGCATCCATGGCCGCCTCCAGGCGCTCGACGCGATCGATCAGGGCGTCTTCATCGCGGGCCGCGCCACCGCCGGCGAAGGGGACCACGTTCGGCGCCGGCGGGATATCCATGGACGACATGGACGGCGGCGGCAATGGCGCGATGGAAACCTGGTTGTCGTTCAACCCTTCCAACAATCCAGGCGCGGCGGTGGCAATGTAGGTCGCGGCGGCACCGCGCAACACGAACTCTTCGTTGGACAGATTGGCGGGAACCAGATCATCGGTCCAACCGCCCGGTCCCCGCACCCATCCGCCCGCTGCGAAGTTCACGCGTTCGCTTTGGCCGTAAGCGTAGAGAATTTGCCGCGCCAGGTACTTGATTTCAGAACTCTGCTGCGCGATCCAGGCGTTCCACGCACCGCCGCCAAACTCGCCCGGGAAACCGGTCGCGGAAACCAGGGCGTCGTTGGCCGCCTCATAATCGTCGACGACCGTGCCGCTGCTCGAAGCCCAACTGATCCGATCCGCCTGCCCGTAGGTCAGGAGGATGTTGGCCGCTGCCATCTGGACATCACGGGACTGCTGGGCGATCCACGCCGCCCATCCACCGTCCCCGAAATCCCCCTCGTATCCGGTGCCCTGAGCCAGGGCATAGTTGGCGGGGATGTGCTCTTCATACCCCTCCGCCGCCCATTGGCGATCATCCCGCCAATCGTCATCCTCGGCCCGGGCTTCTTCCAGGAACTCCGCCATCAGGTTGGCGATTTCGTCGGTGTACTGCGCAACCATGTCCGACGAGGTCATGAGTTGGTACAGGTAGCTGGTCGACCCGGCGCCGCCGAAGATGACCGCGAGTTGATCGCTCAGTTGCTCGGCCTTGGCCAGCGGCCCCAACGCGCCGGTGTTCTCCCGAATTGACGCGAGCAACGCCGCCATCTCGGCGTCGCCCTCGGCCGGATCGGCGGCGCCCAGGGCATCGGCGACGCTGTTGAGGGCTTCCTGGATGAAGGCCAGGTTGACGTAATGCTGGCTTTGGGTACCCCAGTAGTCGCTGGACGCCTCCGCGTAGGCCCGGCCCCACTCGCCCAGATGATCCAGGGCCTGGCGGACGGCGTCTTCGTCGTCGCTGTTGGCGATGGTTCCTAAGGCCCCGAGGAACAGCTCTTCGGCCGCGTCCAGCACGGCGCGATCGGTGCCGCCGTCCACCGCCGCCGAAAGCTGGATGTCCAGGGCGGCGTCACGGATGCTCTCGCCGACGGATCGCGCGTAGTCGGCCAGATCCTCCCAATAGGCGCGGGCCTCACGCAGGGCGGTCTCGCGCTCGGCGGCCTCGGCCTCGTAGTACTCTTCGATGGCACGCCGCCGTTCGGCTGCCAGCGTTTCTTCCAGAAGTGCCAAGTCCGCGTAAGGATTGGCGGCGGCGTCGATCCACTCCTGTTGCGCCGCCGCGTCCCAGGCGGCCAGCACCGACTCCAGGCTATCGTTATCGTTGGCGGCCGCTAGACGCGCGGTCCACGACGCGGCCAGGGCGGCGGCGGCCTCCCGCGCGGCCACCTCGGCCTGATGGGCCGCCTCGCGCGCGGCGTCCTCCATCTGACGCAAGGCCAGCTCCAGACCCGCCATGACGGCGGCGGAGTCCTGGTACTCGGTCATCAGCGCGCGGATATCGGCCTCGGACAGGCCATCCACCGCCGCTGCCACCGCAAGGGCCGCTTCTTCCAGCACCAGGCCGGTGTCGGCGCCCAGAAGGCGCGCATCGGACAGACGTGTGTCGTAACCCTCGCCCAGGTCGTCCAGGTCGTTGCGATACCCTTCGCCGGACAAGGACCGGATGGTGGCGCGGGTGGCATCGTCGAAGGCATCGGCCGTTTGCCCGACCAGCTCATCGCGAAGCTGATCGACGTAATCCCCGGCTTCCTCCGCCGACCAGCCCAGGTCCACCAGCACCTCGGCCAGGGCGGACAGCTGTGCGTCGACCGTCATCACGGCGGTTTCGACCGCCGTCAGACTGTCCTCGGCCTCTCCCATCCCCAAGAGGGCGCGGATCATGGCGTCGATGTCGGTCTTCGCCTGGCCGGTCTCCAGCTGGCCGGCGTCCTCCAGGATCTCGCCGACCTCGAGCGCGGGGCCGATAAACGCCTCGACCGAGGTCGCCCATTCGGCGGCGGACGCCTCGATGGCCGCCCTTTGCGCGGCGACTCCGTCGGTCAGACCGCCGACAAAATCGTCGATCGCGCCCCGCCAGTCGGCGGCGATGGCGAGATGCGTCGCCATCTCGGCGCCGGTCTCGGCCGTCGAGCCCTCCAGCACCGCCATGACACCGGCCAGGTCGTCCAGGCTCTCCCCGGCCATCCGCGCCTGATGGATGGTGTCCTGGGCAATGCGCTGGACAATGTCGACCGACGCCGCGTCGAGATCGTCCTCGTCGTAATAGGTCTCGCCGGCCACGCCCCCGAAGACCCCGATCTGGCCGTGCTTGGCGTTCAGGGCATAGGGGTTTTCCGGAAAGTCCGGCGCAAACCCAATGCCGTCCAAGGCGTCGAAGACGCTTTGCATCGGGGCGATGACGGCGGCGCTGACCGCGTCGCCCCACTTCTGCCGGTCGGCTTCATCGACCAGGCGTCCATCAATCTCGCCTTGTGAAAAGGTCCCATCTGACCAATCCAGCGTTTGCGAAATGTTCGGCAGCGCCTGACCGAACAAGCCGCCGATCAGGTCCCCAAGGACCATCGACGCAAACGCGCCGACGATGGCGCCGATCGGCCCGCCGGCGGAGCCGGCGGCGATTCCCGCGCCAAGCATGCCGCCGCCGATGGCCCCGAGGCTCGACACGCCCATGTCGGCCAGCTGATGGCCGGTACTGAAACCGAGCATAGAGGCACCGATCGAGCCCACCGCCCCCCATGGCGCGGCATTAAGGCCGCCGGCAAGGGAAGCCCCGAAGTTCGTGGGCACGCCAGCGAGGCCGGTCAGGACCTGCGTGCCGCCCCCATTCCAAAAGATGGTCGCGGGCGTGGACAACCCCAGGGACTGCCCGATCGATCCGGTCACTAGCGACGTGCCCCAACCGGTGCCACCGCTGAACAGGGTGTCAGCCAGGCTGCCCAATCCCAGCAGATCGCCCAAGCCGCCACCGGCGCCGGCCTGGCCCGCCGATCCCCCGCCGCCGGCGGCGGTGCCACCCGCCCCGGTCAGCCCGAGGATCGAGCCGATCCCGCCGGCAATGGACGACACCATGGACCGTGCCGCGATGCGCGCGATCTCCGACAGCACCGCGTCGCCCAGGTCCTCGATCAAGGTCTTGGCCGATTTGAAACTGAAATCGAACTCGGCCATGAAGTCGGTGAGGGAATCTTCCCAGGACCGGAACACGCCCGTGAAGGCGTCCTCGGTCACCGCCGCCGCGTCCAGGGCCGCCACCTGATAGGCATGGATGGCCTGGGTGGCGCCGTCGGCCCAATCGGTGGCGGCCGCGCGGGCGCGTTCCGTGGCCCGGGTCTGTTTGGCGACGGCGTCGGCGAGGCGCAGTTCTTCCCGTGCCTGTTCGGAGGTCAGGGCAATGCCGCGCTCGGTCAGGGACTGGATGGTTTCCAGTTCGGCGCGGGAGAGTTTGCGCTGCTGGGTGACCTCCGCCAGCCCTTCGGCCTCGGCTTCCAGGGCCTTCAGGCGGTCCTTGGCCTCGCCCAGCGGCGCCGCCTTCTGTTGCGCTTCGATCCAGTCGTGCGTGGCCTGGACGCGGTCCCGGATCACCTGGGCCTCAGCGGTGCCGTCCTCGATCAGCAACCGCGTCAGGGTATCGGCGGCCTGGCGCTCGATGTTGGCGGCCTGGATGGCATCCCGGCCCAACAGGGACGCCGCCGCCAGGGCGCGTTCGGCGGCGATCTGCCGATCCAGATCGGCCACGGTTTGCGCCACCGCCAGGGCCTGCCGGGCGGCGGCTTCCTTCGTCAACAGCGCGATCGCCTCGGCGCGATGCTGGGCGCCATGTTGCAGGGCCACACTTTCGGCCTCGGCGGCGACCTGTGCCGCCTGGATGGCCCCCACGCCCTGGTCTTGCGCGGCCGCCAAGTCCAGCGCGGCCGCCGTGGCCAACCGGGTCTGGGCCACCCACTGCGCCCAGGCGTCGGCGCCGCCCGGCAGGGTGGGCGGATCGGGGGGATCAGGGGGATCGGGCGGCTCGGGTGGTTTGGTATCGCCAGCGGCTGGCGGATCAGGGGCGTTGAGGGAAGCCAGCTTATCCTGAAGACGTGCTATGTCACCTTCTAGCTTCTTTACTTCAGCTTGGTGGGCTGCAAGATTTTCATCTCGACCGGCCTGATACCCGGGCGCTAGGCGGGCGCGCAGGCCGTTTGGGTCGTTCGCATCCCAAAACGCGATCTCCGCCTTGACGACTTCCAGACGGGCCTGGGCGTTGGCCAACAACGCACGCGTGCTTTCGCGGCTGGCGGCCGTCTCGGCGTCCGTGGACCTCCGGCTTTCGTCTGTCTTGTCTTTCAGGCGATCCAAGGCGGCATGGAGGTCCTCAATCGCCTGCCGTTGTTCGCGCGATTCTTCCGCCGCGTAATACGCTGCCACGCCCAGGGCGGTCGCGGCGGCGGCCGCCGCCAGGAGGGGATGGGCCAGGGCCGCCGCGCGCAGGACGCCCAGGCCATGGGCCAGGGCGGAGACGCCCTCGCTGACCTCGGCCAGCCAGGCCGCGAAATCCAACGCCTCCATGGCGGCGAAGGCGGCGATCAGCAGATCGGCGTGATCGGCCGCCCACATCGCCGCATCGGCGACGTCCACCAGCCGCTCGCCCAGCCACTCGGCCCACTCGGCCAGATCGCCGCTGTCCCGCGCCGCCTGGATCATGGCGGCGATATCCTGGGCGGCCGCCAGCAGCGCAGGAGTCAGCGCCTCGCCGATGGTGACGCCCGTCTGCCAGATCACCTGCCCGAAGGCCCGGAACTGCGCGGCGGCGGTCTCGCCGGCACGCCCGGCCTCGTCCGTCAGGGCCGTGTTTTCGGCCCAGGCGCGGGCGGCGTCGGCCAGGGCCCGCGCCAGGGTGTCGCCGCCGGAGGCCAGGGCCCCAAGCACCCGCACATCCTCGCCGGCTTCCAAGCCGATGGCCTGCAGGGCGGCCGCCACATCGCCGCCCTCGGCACGGACACGGGCGAGACCTGTCACCAGGTCCTCGAACACCGACAGGGCGTCCGTGGCCCAGGCGGCGCGTAGGGCTTCGGCGGTGGCGCCGGTGATGGCCTCCAGGGCCCGCAATTCGGCGCCACCGTCACGCAGGGCCTCGGAGATGGCCAGCATGGCCCGGCCCACGGCGCCGCCGGCCAGCTCGGCCTGGACACCCATGGCGGTGAGGGCCGTGGCCAACCCGGCGGCCTGGGCCGCGCCCACGTCGTAGATGGAGGTGGCCTGGGCGACGGTGGTGGTGGCGCGGGTGATTTCCGATTCTGTCGCGGCGTAGGAGTTGCCCAGCGCCACGATGGTCGACGCCAGGCGATCGACCACCGCCGTGCCTTCGTCGGTCACGGTCAGGATTCGAGCAAGCGCCGTGGCGCCCTCGGCGCCGACCAGGTCGGACGCACCCTGTAGCTGGGCAATCGTGGCGGTGAAATGTTCGATATTGGCGGCGCCGGCCACGCCGAGCTGACCGGCCGCCTGGGCGATGGACAAGAGTTCAAGGGTGGTGGCGCCCATTTCCGGGCGTACGGCCAGGGCGGAGACGGCCTCGCCCAAAGCGGTGAGCTCTGTGCCGACCACGTCGGCGGTCTTGCCGACGCCGACCAGGGCCGCCTCGTAGTCCACCCAGGATTCGACCACCTCGCGGCCGAGGGCCACGACGCCCAGGGCCCCGGCGGTCAGCGCCAGCCCACCGAGGAGCCCCCGCACGGTGGACGCCGAGCGGCCGAGCGTGTCCACCTGACGCGCCGATTGCCGGGCGCGATCGCCCAGGGTATCGACCCGGCGTGCAGCGCGTTGGGTCTGGTCGCCTAGGGCGTCGGCGTGCCGGGCCGCGTCGGCCGCCTCGCGGCCCAGGGTATCCAGCCGCCGCCCGGTCTCGCGTGCCTGGGTATCGGCCTGATCGGCGGCGCGGCGCCAGGCCTCCCAGTCCTCGCGCGAGACCCGGAGCTGCTTTCGGAACCCCTCGGTTTCCGCGCGGAGTTCGACCGAGACTGTCTGATGGGCGTCACCGGCCACGGCGCGATCCTCGGCCGGAGGATTGACGTGCGCGGCGATCCCGATCCTGGCGGGCGGAGATCAACCGGTTGGCCTCCGCCTGGGCGTGGGCGGCGATCATGCGCGCGCCGGCGATGGCGCCGGCGAGGCGCGGCGATCCCACCGGGATCCCCATCGTCCGCCACACCACCTCACAGGCGCACATGTCCCACCTCATCAGATGTCCGGTTTGTTGACTGACCTCCCACTCGCGATCGGCGGCCAGGAACAGGGCCACCGCGTCGGCGTGGGCCGGATGGACCGACACCTCGTCTTCCGGCGGCGGAGGCGGTGCCGGGCGCGGCGCCGCGCGGCCACCGCTCAGGACGTGCCGGTCTTCTTCGAGGCTCGCCGGGTCTGACGATTGGGCGGCGGCGACGCCGTACCGGGCCCGCGCCCAGGCGCGGGCGACGGCGGCAAGTTTCCCGCGACGGCCGGCATGGTGGATTTGACGTAGGTGGCCAGGATGGGGCGCGAGACCCACGGCTGGGCGATCAGCGTTTCCGCCTCCGCACTATCCAGCGGCATGGGCGCGCCATCCTCCCAGGTCACATCCCAGGCAGTGGCCACGGCGCGGATCAGATCGACGTTGGAGATCTCACCCCTCACGTTCGCGTCGAGCAACGCCGCAACATCCTCGACGGTGCGGAACGTCATGGTGACGGTCTGCGGATCGGCGCCCCCTGGCGGGGTGACTTCGACGGCCTGATCCCAGGTCCAACCACCCTTTGATACGGTAAACTTGACCATTGATGACTCCTCAAAGGGCCGTTAAGGGGTGCGTACCGGGCCGACCGGCCCGGCGCCGCGAAGCGGCGGAGGCCCGCGAGGCCCGAAGGGCCGCGCTGGGCCGATCAAAAACTCAGAAAAACCGGAAACAGACCTCGTCGTCGCCGGCGCCCTTGGGAGACACGGCGCGCCCGGGAAGCGTGGCCAGCACATCGCCCTGATCGTCGGACAGGGTGATATTGCCAACCTGATACGCGGGCATGAGAATCTCGCATCGTTCACCCAGGCCGGTTCCGACCGTCATCCAGACGCGGTATTTCCGCCCCGCCATCGCGAAGACGTCCCGTTGATCCGGGTGCTCCATCTCGACCACCAGGTCGCCCGTGGTGACATGATCGCCGACCTCCACTGTGTCGAGATTGACGCGAGACTTGGACCGCGCGTCGGCGCCGCCGGTGCTGCGGAAGGATTTCAGAACCGGCATCCACGGCGGCTCGCTCCGGTCCATGGGCTCGATGAACACCTGGGCGGAGTAAGCGTCGATGACTTCCGGTTCGCGGATGTGGCTGTAGTCCAAGTCGGGCAAGGCCTCGGCGGTGGGCGGCGCGTACAGCCCGGCCCCCTTGAAGGAGATCAGCGGCCACCCCTCCGCCTGCCAGTCCGCGGAAAGCTGGAAACGCGCGCCGAGCGCCTGGAACAGCACCCCATCCACGTTGTACTTGAACGCAGCGGACGCGAAGCTTTGGCGGTCGGAGCTAGGCCAGTATTCGATGCCTGGCGGAGTCAACTCGATGACCCATTGGTCATCCACATCCCAATCCGCCGTCATAGTGGGCGTGATCTCGGCGCCGCCGGGCAGGGTGATGGCCGTCCCGTCGGTGATCGTGACGCCGGCGGCCTCGTAGGCCGCCTCGGCGGTTTCGCCTAAGCCGGTCGCGGGCGCGGCAATGGTGGCCTGGGCGGCGCCGCTGGCGCCGGCCGTGGTGCAGGTGACGGTGACACGGCGGCGGTTGTACCCGGTGTAGCCGGTGGCCACGACATAGGACCACCCGCCCGTCGGTGTGCCGACGGCGATCGGCGCGGCCTGCACCGTCGCGGTGCCGGTGCGCTGGATACGGGACCAGCCCGCCGCCTGAAACATCATGTCGAAAACCGGCGGTGTGGCCACATCGCCACTGCCCACGGCCTCGCAGCCCCAGTTCAGGGGCACCCGCTCCTGATAGCTTTGTTCCTCACGGGCGCCCAGACCGGGACGGACGGTGTCGCGCGTCTTGCGCTGCGCGTTCATGCCCGGCAAGTCGGCGCCAACCCCCAGCATCACGGCATACAGGGACGGACTGGAGACACCCTGACCGTAGCCCCGATCTTCCAGGGCGCCGGCGATATAGCGGTTGCTCGACGACATCGCCATGGATCAGGCCTCCTTTTTCTTGGCAGGGCGCCCCTTGGCGCTGGTGTCCTCGGTCGGAACCTCCGGCTCCGGGAGGCGAGCGGGGCGTGACGCGGGGGCGGCCCCCTTGGGGGCAATCGGGCGCGGAACCTCGCCCGCGCGGTCGTGAATGAACGTGCCGGCCTTGCGCATGACCTCAGGCCCTCCTGGTTGTGGTGGTCTCGAAATGCAGGGTCAGAAACACGCCACCCTCAACACGCGGTCCGGCGGCGCGAACCTGCCGCCGTCCGCCGACATAGCCGAGGGCGCTCCAGCCCTGGGCAGGGACGACACCATCCAGAGCCTCGATGGTCGCGGGTCCCAGCCCTGCGAGCGGTCGCGCGGCGGACTCGCGATTAACGGGCTTTGTGACCAGGACCACCGTCATGATGGTGGTGAAGAGGGTGCGATGAATGGTGCGCTCGGCCTGTCGGCCGCCCTCGTCTGTGGCCAATACGAACGCGGCCGGCACGCGCTCCGGCAAGCGCTGAGTGGCGATCAACGCGGCCAGGTCTTCGGCGCATTGCGCCGTTTCAAGTCCCGACACGGCTTCGAGCCGGGCAATGATGGGATCGACGAGAGCATCACCCCACATCACCAGTCCCCCGTGATCCAATCGGCAATGATGTTCCGGGCTTGGGCGCGATCCTCGGCCGACACCCCCAGGTATGAGCGGCGCGGCATGGTGACCGACCGCCGTAGCACGGTGCGGCCGCCGGCGCGAAACGCCAGGGCGCGGCCGTTCCGAGGCCGGATGGTGCCGCCCAATTGATGGATGCGCGCATACACCAGATTGGTGCCCTGGCGCACACCCTCCGCCGATGCCTGATAGGTCACGCTATCGCGTAGGTGGCCATGATCCACCAAGGTCCGGCCGCCCTCGGTCAGGGCGCGCAGGGACGGCGGCCAGGGGTTGCCGTCCGGGTCTTCGCCGACCTCAAAGCGGCGCCGCACGGACGTCTGCATCATCATGCCTACGCTTTCCATGGCCCGCGTCATGTCGGCCGACCGCGCCACGATCCCATCCAGGCCGGTGGCGACCAGGTCATCGGCGGTAACCTCAATCGAGATGCCGGCCATGGTCAGTAGTCCCGCAAACTGGCGTCGGTGAACACGCGCCCCGGACCGACGGCCACCGGGCCACCGCCGCCGGGACTGGTGGCTGCGTCCGTGGGGCGCAAGGCCGTCTTGCCCTGGGCGACGTCGCGCAAGTAGGCAATGGCGTGGTCGAAGTCCTGGCCGATGCGTCCGTCGGGCGGGGCAGTGGCCGACAGCCGATACCGCGCGATGGCGATACAGGTGGATCGGGCCACGCCTTCGGGCAGGGCGTAGCGCCCCGCCAGATAGCCGTCGATTTCGTCACCGGCGGCACCCAAGGCGGCGGTCAGCGCCGCCTCGTCCACGCCGCCGCCGGCGGCGGGCGCGAGGTCCTCGGCCTCGTGCTCACCGATGACGGCGATCATCTCGGATGCGGTGGCATAAGGCATGATGGGGTCCCTGTGTTCGGGCTGGCCGGGGCCTCGCGACCCCGGCCAGCGGCCCGCCAATGCGCCGGGCGGGTCGGCCTACTCCCCGGGCTCCCCGGCCGGCTCCTTGATCTCCGGCCGGCCGGATCAGCACCCGGGTTTCGCGTGGCATCAGGAACCGGCGGATTTGTCGCCGGTGTTTTTTCCGCCACTCTTCGCGGTGGCGACGGCCGGTGTCGGCTGGGGCGCGGCTTCCGCCGCACCCCGGGCGATGAGCCCCTCGGCCTCGGCCTCGGTGGGAGGCTCGACGATCCAGCCGGCGGGGATCTTGACGGGCGTGGTTAGGACGATGCGCATCGCGTCCCCCTTACTGCGGTCCGTCGATCAGGAACCCGGACGTGATCCCGGTGAGGACCGGAGCGCGCTCGTAGGTCACCCCGTAGATCCAGCTCTTACTGTTCTTGTCGAAGTACGCTTCCTCGACCAGCGGATGCCCGGACATGGTATAGGTGTAGCCGTAGGACGGCTCTTCCTGCTGAGGCGACGGGCCCTGAGGCACGTAGCCCAACACCATGGCGTTGCCCCAGATGTCCGTGAACGCGCCCGCGTCGTCGGCCGTGATGGCCTCGCCGACCTCCAGCTTTTCCAGGCCGACCACGCGGCGGAACTGGTCCAGGGTGATGGGACCGAAGTCCTGGCCGTCGCCGTCCTTGTAGATGCGCGCCAGCACCTGGGGGTTGTTCTTCGCCGCCGTCCACGCATCCGGCCCCATGATGCCGACGTTCGGGCGCACGCCGCAGGACGCGCGCACGGCATCCTTGGCCTCGTCGATATCGGTCAGCGGCTTGCCGGTGTCGGCGGACCACTTGGTGCCGGCGGCCAGCGTGACCTTGTGGTTGGCGTCGTAGTTGCCGGCATCGGTGGCGATGGCGGCGCGCTCGCGCTCCAGGTTGAGCTTCAGCACGTTCATGGTCAGGTTGACGGCACGCTGGCCCAGGTCGATGCCGGGCACCTGACTGGCATCGCGCATCCATTCGCGCGGCACCGGGCTTTCCAGCGACTCCTGCACCAACGCGAACGGCTTGCCCTCGTAGCCGAAGGTGATCCGGCGCGTGGCCGCCCCGGGCGCGCGGCCGGCGGCGTACGACTTGAACGCCTCCTTGCCGAACTCCAGCACCTTGCCGCCGGCGACGAAGACCGTCACCTCCGGGAACAGGAGGTGACCCACTTCCATGGGCGACCGATAGCCCTGGACGTGCGTGGTCAGGATCGGGTCCACGACCCGGACGTTCTGGTTGTTCAGATCGACCATGGCCGATTACCCCCGCAGCTTGATTTCGATGAAGGCGCCGGCCGCGCCGGCGGCCTGGAGTGCGTCGCCGAACACGTATTCGGCGGACCCGTCGTCCACCGCCGGCATGGCCCGGCCCTGCGCGTCGCAGATCAGGCTGTCGCCGATGTCGATTTCCGCGCCGGTCTCGACCACGGCCGTGCCGGCGACGGTGGCCGCGACGTCGGTGCCGGCCGGGGCGGCATACCGGCTGACCCCCAGAACCTTCTGGCCCTGTACGGTCGCCTGGGCGCCGTCGTATCCGACCGCCCGGTGTTCGGTGACCGCGCCGCTCGCGCGCACGGTCAGATCGAGAAGGGAAATGGCCTGGCGGCTCATGGCGGACCTCCTACTTGCCACCGACGGCCCGGACGGCCGCCATGTACTCCGTGCCCGGATGCGCCCGCTGGTACGCCAGCGCCTTGGTGTGCAACTCCAGCCCGGTGGTGGAGATCGCGAAGCCGGGCGGTGCCGCGAACGTCACGTCGCCGGCGCCCGGGGTCGCGCGATCGGCGCCGGCCACCTCGCCGAACTCGACCAACGGCGGCAGCTCAGCCAGCCAGCGGCGGAACCAGCCGTCGGCGGTGTCGGTCTTGTCGCCCTCGGCGAAGGCCGCCACCTGGGTTTCGGCGTCGAGCGCGCCGAGGAACGCGACCAGGCCATCCTGATCGGCGCCACGCACGCGGCCGTCCTGGACCAAGCCTTCGACGAACGCCGCATCCTGGACGGCGCGATGCTGGCGCCGCTGTTCGGCGAATGCGACCTCCTGGGCTGCCAGCGCGTCCTCGCGCTGTTTCAGGGCCGCCTCACGGGCGGCGGCATCGGAATCGGGGATCACCGCAATCTCCTTGTCAGGCGCGGGGGTGGGGTCGGACTCCGCGAACTGCGGATCGCCGTTAGGGCTGTCGATGAGCTGGCGTAGCGTGCCGAGGATCCGGCGCAAACCATCACGCAGGGGATCGCCCCCGCTGGCGTCACCGAAGGCCACGGTCACCTGAACCGTGCCGTCGCCGGCATCGGCGAACTGGACCGGGCGCAACCCCTTCACAGACGGCGGATGGGCGCCGAGAAAGCCGACGTGGCGCAGCGACCAGACCCCGGGCTTGGGGTTGCTCGGGTGATCGGGGGGATAGAAGGCGGCGGAGACCTTGCGGTAGGCGCCCGTCCGGACCTGTTCGGCGAACTGGGCGTTAACATCCTTCAGGGCAGCGAACAGGTCGCCGCCCTTCGCCGCCAGGCGGGACACCCAGCCGTAGGCGGGAGCATCGTCGGCCGGGTGACCGACTACCACCGGGGCTTCGTGCACCGCCACGTCATAGGCTGAGGCCGTCGCCGCCAAGTCCGCCTCGCTGAAGGTCAGCGTAGCACCCTGGTTGGTCGTGTGCGTGCCGGCGGTGAAGATGTGAATGTCGGGCGTGCCCGTCACGGTGATCCCCCACGGTGGTCTTGGTGTGGGGATGACCGTAGCGACACGGCGCGGCCGCCGATGCCCGGAAGGGTTTCCGGACAGGTCGAACGGGACTGGCGATCAAGGGAACGAAGCCAGCATTGCGCGCCCGCGATTGGGCGTCAATTGGGCAAGCGCGACCTGGGCGCGTCCAACCGCAGCCGAACGGCCCATTCCAACCCATTTAAACGGGGTATTAAACGCCGTCTCAAGGCGGGTGGCCCCTGAGGGGCGGCCCGGGATGGTGGCGCGTCCTGGCGCGCCTGACGGCGTTGTGCTATGTATAAGGCGTGGGTGGCCCGAACCGGGCACTGGTTTTCTAAGGCCCCACCAATGACGGCGGAGTGCCCCCGCCGTCATTTTTCGTCCCGGCGGTACAACAAGACGCCCCGCCGCTGCTTTGGCAGGTAGGGCTTGGTGCGCGGCTGGAACACCGTCACACCACGCCAGCCGGCCTCACTCCATTCGATCACCGCCAAAAGTCCGTGCCCCTTGCCACCACCCGGGAGACGAGGCAATTGCAGCGCGGCGAGATAGGTGCGGCGCAACACGGGATGGCCTTTATCGTCGGCCGTCCAGGATAGCCAGATTTCATCCGGGTCCCTCAGGGCATCGGCCAGGATCGCCAGATACCGGTGCCGGCCCTGGTCATCGGCCTTCCAAGTCCCATCCCGCCGCCGGAACAGGTCGGCGTCAATTCCCAAAACGTAGCCGGCGGCATCGCGGACCACCGTACCCTGGTCGACCGTGGCCCCGAACTCGGACAGGAACGCGGCCGCGTACTCCTCCGGCGCCAAGCCCTCGGGCAGCACCTTCGCCGCGTCCACCGGGCGCGGCGCCGGCAGGGGCGGCAGATCCGCCGGCACGGGTAAATCGACGTCCGGCAGGTCGGGCAAGGGTGCACGCAATTCACGGGGCACGGCACCGGACAGCCACGACCGCCCGACGTTGTAGCCGAACCCGGTGTCGATGCCGGCCGGCGTTTCCCATTCCTCCGCTGACCCGTCGGCCAGGGTGACGGTGCGCCGCTCCATCTGGATCGGTGGGACCTTGTCCTCGGGGGTGACCATGTACCCGTACCGCGCCATGTCGCGCTCGGTCAAAGACACGACCGTGCACCGACAACCCCAGCCGTTCGGGGGATAGTGCGTGCGCCACCACGGATGACCGGCGGGCAAGACAGTGCCATGCCATGCGCGGTGCTCGGGGCGGGTCCGGCTATCCATGACGGCCGAATACCGCAGATAGAGCGTGCGACCGCGCGAGGCTTCCCGTTCCCGCGCCTGTTCGATTTGCTCCCAATGCCCGGCCGCGCGGGCCATGCGCATGTTGGTATCGAAGATGATGCGCGTCCGCCAGTTTCGCCCGCCCTTGTACGACCAGCCGTGTTTTTCGACGATCTCGTCGAAATCGCGCCGAAACGTCTCCAGTGTCGTGCCGTTCTCGAGTGCACTGCGGATAGCGCGGTGGAAGTCGCACACCAGCGCATCGGTGGTGGCGCCGGCGACGACGAAGGACCGGGCGTGCGCGCCCTCCTTCAGGTCGGTCCAGGCGCGGGTCGGCAGGCGGGCCTTGCCGGCCAGGAAGTCGATGGCCTCGGCGAAAGGAAGCGGCGCGCCGTGCTCAGCCATCGGCCGCGCCCCCGAGATAGGCCGCCATCAGACCCTGGCCCATCACCTCGGCCAAGGCGTCCGGTGCCAGATCCGGATACAGATCCAGCAAGCGGCGCTCCACGTCCGTCAGGTCGTCGGACGTGGCCAGCAACTCACGAAATCGTTCCATCACCCCCTCGATGGCCGGGGCCGCCGCCGCGTCCAGTTGATCCACCAGATCATCCACGGCGTCGCGCGGATGATCGCCCTCGGCAAACGCGGGATCGGCCGGGACCGTTGTCTTCGGGGACGGCGCGTTTTCGGATGCCGGGTCGGCGGGGGTCTTGCGCCGCCAGTCGCCGCCATAGGTGTCCTTGAGGTACGCTTCACTGGGTTCAAAGCCCATGTCGTGGATCGTCTTGTCCCGGTTCACCCGCGCGTCCAGGTCCTCGGGTTCCTCGAACACCCGCCAGACCTTCGGCGGTCGGGCGCCGGGCACGTTCAGTTCGCTGATCCAGGTGACCGGCCCCCGGTTCAGCACCGCGCATTGCAGGTCCGCGTCCCGTTTGGACAGTTCCTCGCGCACCTCGTTGTGGACGCTCGCGGCGGCCTTGCTGCCTACGGTACCGATGTTGGTGCTCAGGGTTTCGCCAAGCACACACTCCGACACCTGCTCATCCATGTAGCGGCACAGGCGTTCGTAACTGTCGATGGTGCCGGAGCGGGCGGCTTCCAGCAACTCAAGGGCCATGTCCTCGGGAATGACGACACCGGTATCGTGGGCCAGTGCCTGGACGACGTCGAGGAGTGCCGCCTTCTCGTCGTCCGGCGCGCCGCGCGCGTGCTTGCCCACGGCCGTCGGCGCGGCGAACTTGTCGCAGAACTGAAGCCAGAAGGTAATGCCCTGGCGCTTGAACCACACCGGCCAGAACAGCCGGGTTCCCTGCCCCAGGCCATAGGGTTGTTCATCGCTCGCGTCGTGCGTTTGTACGACGAACTTGCGGGCCGGCAGTTCGATTCCCGACAGCGGCGCCTCGGGCACCAGCAGGCGCGGGTTGCTCTTGGTATCGAAGACGAAGCGCCGCTGGTTGCGTTTCTTCAGTTCGGCCAGCCGGATCTCCGATCCGTCCCGGACCCACATGCACTCGGCGATACTGAACCCCTTGAGCACCGCGCCCATCAACAGGTCATGGCAGGCCAGATCGAACAGCAGGTCGCCGAGTTGCGCCTCCACAATGTCGGCCGCCTTCTTGTCGGCGCGCCTCGACGAGGCCGGTTCGACCCGCCATTCCCGGTGCGTCACACCGCCGGCCCGTTTGTCCAGCACGCCGTAGACATGCAGGTCCCGCAACAGATCGTCATACAGCGCCAGGCCGCGCCCCTGGCCCTGGCTGATCAGGGTGGCGTCCTGGTTGCTCAACACCCCGCCGTATTGAGGGATGCGCGGATCGCGTTCGACGCTGGCGATTTCGCGGGTGAGTGCCCCGGCCATGCCCTATCCTCCCGTCATGTAGCCGCGCGGGCCGCCGTCCGACCGCCCCAGATACCCGCCCAACATCCGGCTCACCGCGCGCCGGCCGGCCGAGCGGTGTTCCGGCCGGCCGGCCCCGCCCATGGCCAGCGACCACAGCATCTCCAGCGCGTCCGGCCCGTCGTCATGGTCGGCGTTCGGGAAGTGGGTGAGCTGTTCGATCAGCGTTGTTTGCGATGGATGCAACAGGATCAACCCGCCGGTGACGTAGGGCTGCAGTGCTTCGATCCGCAGCGCCTTGTCCGTATGCGGGGTGACGGCCACCGCCGGCACCGGACAGCCTTCCTTGACCGAGCGTTCGATCAGGACTTGCCTCAAAAACTCCTGGAACTGGACGGCCTCGACCGCCCAGCGGACGCATTTATAGGACCGTTGAAGGGCGATCACGTCGGTGATGATCTTGTCCGGCACCCGCCGCCGGATCTGGGCCTCGACCACCCACAGGCGGCCCGACCCTTCATCCTTGGCGCCCACCAGCAAGGCGGACGGATCCCGGGACCGGTTGTTCTTTCCAAGCGACGGATCGCAGGCCCCGTAGTACGCCCAGGTCCGGCCGATGGCGGCCCGGTCGGTCCAATACTGGACGCTGTCGAAGGTCGCGTCCTCGGCCGTCGGATCGTTCTGATACTCGCTGGAAAACGCCGCCGTGCTGATGCGGGCGCGGATCATCATCAGCCGGTCGAAGGGCTGCACCTCCGGCCACAGCACCTCGGCGCCGGCCATCATGTCCGCCCGATGCGCGGCCAGGAAGACGGCCGCTGCGTCCTGGCCCTTGTTGTGCAACACGCCTTCCCACCGGTCCCACAGGTCCATGCGGTCGGGCCAGCGGATCACCGCCTTGAAGTGTGTCGCCCGCCACATGGGGTTCGCCAGCTTGCGCGACAGCACGCCGTCCACATGCAGCACGGTGCCGACATAGATCAGATCCATGGACCCGTCCGGCGGGCCGATTGGCTCCACGGCCCGGTCCACCCATGTCTCGCGCTTGTCGCGTTGCTCGGGGCTGCGGACGTTCTCGTCGTTCTCGATGTCGTCCAGGATAGCCAAGTCCGGCCGCTGGCTGCCGTGCCGTGCACCACGGATGCGCTTGCCCGCACCGCCGGCCTGCACCTTGGCGCCGCCGACGGTGACAATCACGCCCACCTGCCACGTCGGCCCCTGGCCCACCGCTTGCGGGAAGTCGTGCGCCAAGCGCGGGTTGACCTCCAGTTCCGTCTTGATGCCTTCCAGCATCATCGCGGCCACTTCGATCGCGTCCGACAGGATCAGGACGTACCGCCGACGCCGGGTCAGGATGCACCACAGGGGAAACAGCTCGGTCCAGAAGGTGGACTTGGCGTTGCCGCGCGGGGCCGCGATCACCTCGCGGGCGCCGCCGGGGCCATCGGCGATCTCGCCCGCGCGGCGGAAAATCCAGCGGTGGAAGGCCGACGGTTCGGCCCGGCCCCGGTGGGGGAAATACGTCCGGCAGAAGGCCCCGAAATCGGCGGTCGTTTCGGCACGGCGGGTCTTGGTGGCCGACGGCCGCCGGTCGAAGTCGCCCAGTTCCGACGCCTGGGCGATCTCGTCGCGCAAGGCTTGCGTGAAATCCCGGATCTCGTCCAGGAACTCGCCGCTGCCATAGCGACCGACGGGGCGGCGACCGGCCATGCGTCACCCGTACTTCTTCGCGACATGGGTCGCGAACGGTTCCAGGATTTCCAACACGGCTTCGACATGCTCCGGGTGGTTCTCCCGCACGAACCCGGCCAGGTCGCGCAGCAACTCGGTGGCCACGGCATAGCGCGCCAGATCGGGCGAGGCCTTGGCCACGGCGTTCATGGTCTTGGCGAAGGCGTCGGCCAAGCGCGACAGTGCCTCGGCGCGATCCATGGCCGGAATCTCCGGGCTATCGCGCAGATCACCGACGGTGCTTTGATACAAGGTCAGGAAGTCCGATAGCACCAACTGGGCAATGGTGCCGGCCCCTTCCGCCGACAGACTTGCGGCGGCGCGCGCCTTGTCCCAGTCGTCGCCCGACGCCGCCGCCTGTGTGCGCCAGCGCCGCACGGTGGCCACGCCGATTCCGATATGATCGGCCACGCCGTCCAGGCTCATGCGCTGAAATACATAGGCAGCCCGCGCTGCCTGGCGCGTCTCCGGATCGTGGGCCACGGCTCAGCCCCCCAGGATGGCGCGGACACCCTCGCCGGCCAGGCGCATGACGGTTTCCGGGGATGGTGCGCGCACGCCCGGCACCGTTTCACGGCCCTGCGCGACCAGCCGGCCGCGCGCCGTGATGGTCCGATGACCGTCGACCAAATCCCGGTCATGCAGCCAGCCGAGTTGCTCGGTCACGTCCGACACGGTGACCTGCAGCGCCACGGTCGACAGGGCGGCCTGGATATGCTCCGCACTGGCCGCCGGCGGCGCCACGCCGTCCACGGTCGCGACGCCTTGCGCCACCTCCTGCCCCGGCGTCAAAAGCATGGCGCCCAACACCCCGCGTTCGCGGGTCTGTCGGATCAGCCCCTGATCGGCCAGCCACGCCAGATCGTCGATCACGGTGGCGCGCGGCAGGTGCAACACGTCCGCTAGAAGACTGGTGGTGGCGGCGTCCCCGGGGATATCGGCCAGGGCCCACAGCAGATGCGCCCGTCGCGTGGCATCCGGGGAGACCGAGGACAGGATAATCAGGATAGCGAGGCGCACATGCGCGAGCCATTGATCCCGGAAACTCATCCGTTCCCCCCACCGTTCAGTTCGTGCCGCACCAAAAGCTGGACCTGTTCGCGGAGCCAGACGTTGGACTCCCGGAACCCCGCCAACTCGGCGCGCACGTCGGCCAGGGTGTCGCGCAAGGCCTGGATATCCCGCGCCGTCGGCAGGCTTTCGATGTGAGTTTCAAGGGCATTAAACCGCGCTTCGCCCCGGTCCAGGCGCGCCGCGACCTGCTCGTGGCGCTTCTCATGGGCATCCAGGCGGGCGTGAAGGGCGGCCACGTCGGAGCGAGGCGCGAAGATGGGCCACAGCCGCCACAGCACGATTCCGCCCAGACCCACGATGGCCAGCGCAATCAAGGGCGAGGCCCGCCCGATCCAGTCCGCCAAAACCCAGAGATCCACGTCAGCCCCCCACGTGCTCGACCAGACAATCGCGGGCCGCCTGGGCGGCGGCCATCACGTCGGCCCAGTCATCGTCCGTGGGATCCCGGCCTTCAGCGACCATCAGGGCCAGGTCGCCCTTGAGGCCCGCCAGCGACGACCGTAAGTGCGCATACCCGACAGCGGCTTGGAGCGCGCGCTCGGTCGCGTATCCCGCCAGCCCGCCAGCATCCACGTTCGGCGCGTCCACGCTGACCTCCAGGGTCTGCGCCGCCAACCCGGTCAGGAGGCCGGACAGGGAGGCCAATCCGGCGATAGCGTCCTCACCAAACGCCGAATAGGCCCGGGCCTCGACCAGCGCCTGCCACGTGGCGTCGCCGGCTTGTGCCAGCCGGGCCGACGCCCCGGGCAGCGCCGTGGGCGTCTTGACGTACTCGCAGGCCAGGCCGGCGATCACGCCGTAGGCGCCGGCGGCGCGATAGACGCGCTGTTGCGTCGTCTCGACCGCGCCCAACCATTTGTCGGCCGGGGAACTGGTGCAGGCGATCACCCCGACGACCAGGCCCAGCAGCAGTCCCACGGCCATCATGTGCGTCCGTGCCATCCTCAGCCCTCCATCATCCGGCGGGCCATTTGCCATAGCCCCTCGCAAAGCGTCGTCCAGGCCCCGACCGTGACCTCGTCCACCTCCAAACCCAGCGTGCTCCGGGCCAGACCGTAGGAGACCAAGGCAAAGGCGGCTCCCAATCCCATCTGTGGGGCCAGCGCCGCGCGCTGCGCTTTGGAGGTCGACGGCGTCGATTTGGTGGGCACGGCCCTTCACTCCTCAAACACCAGCCCTAAGGGGCCGATCCATAGGATTGCTTCGTTCGGTTCATGCCCGGCGGTCCACCGAATGCGCCAATGCGTGAAACAGACAGCCAGCCCGACCATCAATCCTCCTCGGGCCAGAAGGCGGCGCGTCGCTGCCAGCCGTTTTCGAACGCCTTAAAGGCGGATTTCATGCGGATCAGGCCGGCGTAATAACCGGCCTGAAGCCCACACAGGGCGAGGCGCAGATTGTGGGTGGGGATGGCATCCAGGGCACCGGCGGTGGCGGGTCCCAACACCCCGTCCACCGCCACCGCATGGCCGCACAGGACAGCGGCCCGTTGGGCCAGGGCGACCGCCTGCCCCATGCCCATGTTGACACCCGCATCGAAGAGTTTGGCCGCCGCCGGACCGGAATAGATCAGGCCCAGGCGGTAGCGGTTCCACCAATCGCGATAGAACACGGCGGCGTGGCCGGGAGTCAGCGCGCGGACATCGTCAGCGTCCACGTCACCGTCACCGTCCAAATCCCAGTCCAGCAGGCCATCGCCGCCCAGGTCGCCCTGGGCGCGCAGGGTCCGCAGGCTCATCCCGTACTTGGTGGCGCCGCCGGGATCGGACGCTTGGTCCACATACCCGCCCTCGTGGCGCAGGATATGCACCAAGGCTTCGGGGAAATGATCGTGTGGCTGGATATCGGGCACGGCAGGGCCTCCCTCACACGGTGTGTGAGGGTCACGGTGCCATCATGATGGGGGGGAACGATGCCCGGAAGCCCTTCCGGGTAGGCGGCGGTGGAGGGCGGCGGTCGGAAGCGAATATCCTACCCGTACCATCGCGCCGCGTAGGCAGGGGCGTCAATCCTGGCCGAACAAATCACCCTGGCGATCAACGCCGGCATTCAGCACCATGCGCACATAGCGTTCGGTCACCCCGAGTTCGCGAGCGATAGCGCGATGCGGCAGGTCCTGTTTCTTCAGGCCCGCCATGCGCGCCTTAGCGGATCGCGCCATGGCATTGCGCGGAATCGAAATCCGTCCACCGCCCCAGGCGGCGCACAGGTCGGCCCAGACCTGCGGTCCCAGCACCGCCGCCCAGGGGTGATCGGGGCGCGGCGTGTGGGGCACGTAAATGCCATCCTGCCCCCCCGCCACCTCGGCTAGGCGCAATGCCGCCGCCGGGCCGATGACCTCGGCGATCTCCATCAGCGTCTTGCAGACGATGGGGGTGGGCGCGGTCTCCGTCATGAGCTTTCCCGCGCCGCCCGGGCCTCGGCCACATCCAAGCGGCCGATCCATTTCTTAAGGGATTCCACCAAGATCACTAGGTCGTCATCGTCTAGCAGGTCCGGGTCCAGCAACACGTTGGTTCCCGGTTGGAGCTGGCGCCCGCACCACGACCGCAGAGCTTGGCGCCGCTCGGCGGCCGATTTGGCACGGACGGCCCCACGCCGGCACAGATCGCCCCATTGCGCGTGGACCTTGCGCGCCAGGGGATTGGTAGCGGGCTTAAACCCGCGCCGCCCTGTGCCCGCGCGCCGCTTGCCGCCGCGCAGCCGGTCGTATTCCGCCAGCACCGCGCCCAACTGAGCGTCCGACATATCCTTGGTGGACCTCTGCCCCGTCACCCGCTCCATCAGGTCGCGGCGGGCGTCATCGTCCAGGCCCAGGCTCCGGGCGCCGGCATGAACGGCGCGCATCCGGGCGGCGCGGTCGGTCATGTTTCGCGCCTCCCGTCCACGGACACCACATGGGTGATCGTCACGCTGGCGCTGTCGCTCCGGTGCCGGCATCGCCAAACCAGCCGGATGGACACCCGGCCATCCGCCCGCAGGTAGGGGCGGACGGTGTCCGTCAATTCGAACCCGTCGCCCAGCAGCCCGGCGTGCAGCGCCGGGCTCAGCCTTTGGGCCAAAGGCAGAGCGTCATGCGGCGGCAGATGCTTGCCGCGCCGAGGCATACGGCGGTGGCTCATCGTGCCGCCCTCCCGTCTTTCCAGAGGGTATGCATGGCCTCCAGGCCCCGGTGCCCTTGCTCCCACACGAACCAGGCGTGCGCCGTGGGCGCCCCTTCGCCGCGCGCTTCCGGAGGAATGGTGAACAGCCAGCAATGGGCGCGATTGCCGCACAGCCAGATGCGCGCCGGCGGATGGGCTTCCCACCAAGCCCGGCGGGCATCGGACTCCCGCCATGCCAAACGCTGAAAGCTCACCACCTTGCGGGCGCCCAAGGCGAGGGCACGGTCTACAAACCGCGTTGCCAAGGAGAACGGCGGGTTCATGAAGACAGAGAAGGAGTCGAATAGGGCGCTGTCGGCGGTCAGGAAATCCACCTGGGCGGACTGGCCATCGAAGCCCCAATAATGCAGGTCGGTGGACCACACGGCGTAGCCCGCCGCGAAGGCCGCCTCGCTAAGGACACCGGTACCGCAACAGGGGTCCCAGACGTCCGGGGTTAGTAGTTCGACGTCCAGGATGGCGCGCGCCGCCCAGGCCGGCGTCTCGTAGCATTCCGCCGCCCGCGCCTGTGCCTCAAGCGTCGGATACTCCGGGGCCGCGACCGCGCCGGGCAGATGGTCCCACAGGGCTTGTTGCATCATGACGCACCGTCCTGCGGGCACGCCGCCCAATGGTGGCAAGCCGCCGTCCCACCGGGGCAACGGCGCAGGTCGGACAGGGGGCGCCGGACCATCCCGGCCGCCTTCGCGCAGACGCGCGGGCCCAGAGGCATGCGCGGATCCTGCATCACCCAATGGGCACATTTAGCGCAGATTTTCCCGGACGGCCCGCCACCCGGGACGTGGGCATACGTGATCGCGCAGGGGGATCGGGACATGGTGATGTCTCCTACCAATCGGCCAGATCATCGGGACTCAGCCCGCGCAACCGGGCGATCGCGGCCACCAGCGCCGCGTGCGTGCCGCCCATGGCCAAATACAGCCGGACCAGCCCCTCGGCGTCCGGCGGTGCATCGGCCGGCCGCGCCGCTGCGCGCTCCGGCGCCAGCGTCGCCATGGCGCGGCGCCAGGC